CCTAATCTAGGATAGACCAATAGGCTTTATGGGGTTGAGCCTTCAATCAACCCCCTTCCAAGAAAGGCGGTAAAAAACTATGGCAGAAAACAATGTCAAATACGTTCCAGTGTTCATCCCTGAAGATGCACTTAATGAATGGGAAAAAGCCAAGACTGTCACTATCAATGGTGTTACATACTCCATTCCAGTTGGTGAAGAAGTCGAAGTTCCAGAACCAGTAGCCGAAATCGTTAAAAACTGGTTAAGTGCTGTCAAAAAAGAAAAAGAAGAGCACAAAAAACGTATGAAAGAGTTAGAAGACGCTTTCAAATAAAAAAATCTGCCACTTAATTGTGGCACCTGATGGGTTGTTAGTTCAGTTAGCAGAACAGGTTACCGCCGAGATTAGTGCAATTCTAATACGACCCACGAACTAAAAAAAGAAAGGAAATTAAAACATGAGATTTGCTGATTTAGTAATCAATTGTATAAAAGAGACATTACACAACGATGATGTCAATTTGAATGTGACTCATTTACGTGATGGTACTTTGGAAAAACAGCCTGATTACGCTACCGAATTAAACAATGTTTGTATTTCCATCAATAAAGCAATTTCTCGTCTTTTAACGGCGAATAAAGTTGAAACAAAGCATACTATCATTACTGCTAACCCAGAGAATGATGTTTATGATATCTCTTCAATTACAGATTTAAGAAAAATCCGCTCCGTTTTCATTATGAAAAATGGAAAACCGTATTGGATCGGTTGGAGTGTTGTTGGCCAGGGTCTTCTCTATTTAGGCTATGGCATCAGCGACACAATTCATATTGCTTACGAAAGAAAGATTCCAAACTTCACAGAATCCAACTGGCAAGATGAAATCGATTTAGAATCCGAATATGGATTAACTGATGAGCTCTGCAATTACATTAACTACTTTGTTAAGAGTGAGCTTTGGGAAGAAACAGATCCTGATAGATGCAAACGCTATCTTAACTACTTCGAGCAATTCGTTAATGAGGTTGACACAAGACAAAATGTGCCACATCAAAGCGAAATTCGTGCTAAATACAAAATCTAGTAGGTGTTAATTATGGCGAATAAAGACAAGTTCAAAATTAACCTTGCTAATAGTGAATTGAGCAGTAGAAAAGTCTTTACTACTGGCTCTTTTGCTGGTGTTGACTTCCAAGAAGCCGAAACTAGATTAGCTAACAATAACGCTCGTGATATCCTTAATGTTATTTATAAAAATGGCATCGACCAAACAAGAGATCCTTGGGAACAAATCGCTAAAGCGGATGCAAGAGTTAACTGCTTTATTAGATTTAAGGCAGAAGATGGACAAGTCCATTTAGTAGCCCACATTGGCAAGTTCTTATATGAGTGCTTCCGCATGGGTAAGAACTTCTCTTTCTTAGATGCCCTTTTTGTTAAGATTTCAAATACTGAACTAATGGATTACCGCTCTCGTATGTTTGTGAGTGGTAAACGTTTATATATCTTAGGCGGAAACAAATACTACTTACTTAGAATCAATGGCAATTCTTATGAGCTAGTAGAAGTCGAAGATTCACCTTACACATATATTCCAGTAACCACTATTGGAATTACTTATAAAGATTCTCCAGTCAGCGCTAGAGAAGGGCTTGACGATGTCAATTTAATGACACAATGGAGAAAAAACAAATGTGTTAGTGGCACATATATTGATACTGGCACAAATGTTAGAACTTCTCGTTTCTGGGAGTTCACTTTAGACACTTCCGTTAAACCAAAAACAAAGGCTAATTTGAACAACATGGAAGTTGTAATTAGCTCTTTGAGAAAGGTTGGTGCATAGTATGGCAATTACAGCAGATTCAGGTACTGGCGGCGGCGGAAGTGGCTTAACAACTTGGTTTAACGCAGTTAGCCCAAGCCAATATGATATCTATGACTCAAATGCTAAGAGTTCAATGTTTTTCAGATTGGATTCAAGTGTTAATTCTTTAACTGTATACAATACAAAAGGATATCCAATTTATGTCTATAAAATCGAGATCCTTTATAATGATAATTCTTATCATAAATTCACTACTTTCAGCACAGAAATCGTTGTGGCTGGCTATCAGGGTAGAAATTCTTATAAAAAGGTTACAGGTGCTGCCATTTCAAATGGAAATAGCCGTTCTTTCTCAATTTCATGCCCAAGTACATCAAACATTCCAATTGTAAGTAGCACATCCAATATCTATGTAAAGGTTTACTACAGCACAAGCGTAGCTTCTATAAATGACGGATTAACCACAACACGTACATTCGATACCATTGGCAATTTAGTAGCACTTACAAGTGAAAATAAATATGCTGGATTCTTCCAATCGTATAGTCCTTACGTAGATAGCATTTCTTTGAGCGGTTCATATCAAACAAGTTTCTACAAAAATGCTGCATTTAATCATACAAACCAAGTAGTTACTGCTTATTACAAATATTATGTAAATGGTGGTAGCGCTGGTTCTCAAAATGTTACATCGAGTGCTCAGTATTCGTCTCCGACAATGACCACTACAGGCTCAAAGACAATTACTGTTTCTTATGGTGGTAAATCAGCAACATATACAATTTATGTCTACGGAATAACATCAAAGGGCGTAGACTCTGGTTTCCGTTTCTACTACAGATATTTGGTCGACTCTGAGCCAGACTTACCAACTTCAATCACCATTACTTATGGCAATGGCACCAGCAGAACAGTCACTAGAGCGAGCTGCAGTTTTGCCTGGCAAACATACGACTTTTCATCTACTGGTTCAAAGACTTGCAAAGCTACTTTTTATGATAGCTACACAAACGAAACTGTTGAGATGGCTTTCGGTTTAGTAGTCAGAGATGTTTCTGCAATTTCCGTTAAAACAAATCCTACAAAGACCGTTTACAAAACAAATGAAACTCATTCAAATGCAGGCTTAGTTCTTACTGCTACTTACGGTAACGCTGGAACTTTCGACATTGGTGCTAGTACAAACCCAGTCTCATTAAGCGGTGTAACGATTGTTTCTCCATATATGGGCTCTATAGGCACAAAAGATGTTGGTATTGCATATCGCGGCCAAACCACCAAATATCAAATTACCGTTAATGGTATGACTGGAATGCGCTTATATGTGCCTGATGAAATTAAGAAAGTTCTTAAAGGTGGCTCATTGTCCACTACTGGATTACAAGTTTTCTATACTCGTAGTGATGTTGCTGAAACTGAAATTCAAAGAGCCAACTGGGGTTCTACAGCCGCTAGTGATCCACACGTTTCTTTAGATACATCAGAAGTTAATCTTGCTAAAAACGGCACATACACAATTACCGTCTATATTGAATACTACGGAATCACAATGAGCGAGACATACGAAGTTGAAGTCTATTCTCTTGATTCCTTAACATTAAGCAATTATCAAAGCGAGTTCATTAAAACTGGTTCTACAAATCCTACGTTTGCAACTGGTGCTTTAAGTGTAGTTGCTCATTTCTCCGATGGTTCTGAAAGAACATTATCTAATAGTGAATACACAGTTAGTCAACCATCCAACATGGATGTTGGCCCACATACAGTTACAGTTACCGCTACTATTGGCTCCACAATTAGCGAAACATATAGTATCGAAGTTGTTGAAGATTACCCAGTAGAAGTTACAAGCGTTGTTATCGATAACTGGAATGACACATATAGTGCTGGCCAAGTTTTCTCAAAAACAGGCATTATTGTTAGAGCCACAATGCATAGTGGTATCACAAATAAACAAGTTGACTTTACCACAAGTTTAGATGGTGATGTTTTCGGTACTGATATTGAAGAAGACACAACATTCTCTATCTTTGTTGCTACTAATGATCCAGAGAATCCATTAGAAGTCGAATATGATGATGCAATGATTACCAAAGATGGCGAAACAGCTGAACTTGAAGTCTTATATGACGAACTCGTTTCCATTAGTGTCGATGGCGGTCAACAAACAAGCGCTATTAGATGGATGAGAGCTGGCGATCAATTCACCGATTATATCAACGATAACAATAGAATTGTTGTTACCGCTACATACGCTCATAGAGGTACAGTTACCGTTCCTAGAGGCGATTATACATTATCTAAAGTAGTTGGCACTATTTGGACTAAAGATGATATGGGTGATAATACCATCACAGTTACCTATGGTGGTAAGACTGACACATACGTAGTGAGAATTTCTAAACTATTCTCAATTGATGTCACTACTTCAAGAAATCCAAATCAATATAACAGATACGAAGTATTTGATACTTCCGAAATTACAATTAAAAAGAAATATACCTATGATGGTGAAAATGCCGATTTAGGTAGTCTTAATGTTAGTGTTGATGATGTCACCATCTCTGGCTGCTATGAACAATTAGTACCAGACAATGTTGATGGCAAAACCACCACTTTAACATTCTCTTATACAGAAGCAGGTGTCACTTGCACCGATACATTAAGTGTGACAGTAAAGAGACTTATTGATGTTTCTTTAGATGTCTCAAAGATCAATACAAACTTTGGTGAAAGCGTGCCATTAGTTGGTCACGAAATCACCCTTACATACAATACTGAAGAAGTATACCAATATGAAATTGGTGCTGGTAATAGAATTACCATTGGTGGTGTCAGCTATGACTTGGCTATTAAAGGTCTTGATTCCAATATCATTAGAAACAAAGTTACAGGCGTTCAAATTGGATTTACCTTTGGTCAAGAAACAGTCTATGACACCATTGATGTGCATTGCATCTACTTAGGTGCTATCACATTAGATGCTTCTTACTATACAGGATCAACACTTTATGCTGGTGATACTTTATCATTAACTAATTTGAGCTTAACAAAATCGTATTATTCCACCGATGAAGATGATGAAAACTATCCAATCACTTCTGCATTAGCGTTTAATAGCAATGGCGTTTCTATCAATATCTCAGAAGGTCAAATCCTTGTTGCAGGTAATAACACAATTAACGTGACATATATCACAGGTGTTGGAGATACTGAACAAATGAAAACAACAAGTGTTACATTGACTGCTCTTGAAATCGCCTTAAGTTCTATCTCTGCTGATGATAGTGGCCTTGAAAAAGCATTATCTGCTTATGTAGAAGGCCAGGCTCTTAATCTTGCTGGATTAGTCGTTAGCGCTGTCTTTAATAGAACAGCATCAAATAGAGACTTAAATCTTAATGAACTTAAGTTCTACATTGGCTCTACAGAAATTTCAGGCGCTCAAGTGTTATCCACAAGCGATAATAGTAAATCCTTAAAAGTATCGTTTACATATAACGGCGTTACAAAAGAAGCTACAGTCGGAACATTAACAGTTGTGGCTAAAGCATTAACAAGCATTGCGGTTAAGAGTGGATCCACACAAAGCACATCATTTGCTATTGGTGATAAGTTCTCAACAGAAGGTTTGATTATTACCGCTACATATAACGATGGCTACGAAGAAGATTTAGTCAGCGGATTCACAACCGACTTTGATTCATACAAAACTACTCCGTTTGCTAGTGCTCAAGTAGGCGCAAGCCAAGCGGTCACTGTCACGTATGTAAAAAATGGTGTCACAAAGACTTGCTCATATAACATCAATGTTGATTATCCAGAAATGGTCTCTTTGAGATTTGACACTTCTTTAATTCCATTATCCGTTACCAATGGTACTAGCTATTCCGTAAGTGCTTTGGATGTCTATGGCGTTTTTGATAATGGCTATGAAGAATTATTAACAAAAGATGCCGATTCTTCTCCATCTGCTGGTGAATGGTGGGTATCTACTGACCTCACAAGAGATGGTTCAAATAATGTCTATTACAGCGCTGATAATCTTGGTGTTAAACAAATGGCTATCTCTGCTAAAGACCCATACGATGCTACTAACGTTGTTGTCGCTAACTTAAATGTTACCGTAACACCAAACTTAGAATTGCAAGATATCAGATTAAGATTTGATGAAGAGAATTATGATCCATTCAGTTATAGAGTGGGTGATACCTTCGATGCCAAAGGCTTAATCGTTGAAGCCAAGTTCAAAGATACTGATTGGGTGGAAGTTGCCGACTATGAAACTAATAATCCATATTTAGGTACACTACTCCGCTCTGGTGGAAGATTAACAGTCACAGTTAGATTCACATCTCAAAATGTTATGAAGACTGCCGACTATGTGATTACTGTCACACTTCCTTATGAGAATAATGCTGTTGAAGAAAAAACATACAAAGTTGCTTTCAATGTTGCATCCGTTACTCACGAAGAAGCCACTATCGAATTTAGTGAAGATACACAATTGCCATTATTCAATGCTAATTACATTGATGTTGATACCACTACTGGCTCTCCAACTTATGGCTTAAATGTCTATACAGGCAATAACGCTAGCGAAGACTGCATCGGCTATATGAAACTTGGTAAGACAAGCGAAATCGATGGCTCAGTTATTGAGAACGCTCAAGTCGTATTATTCGATGATCCAGTTAATCCAATCGATGGTGATGGAAATATCATTGTTAAATTCCCACATTATGTCGATGGTTATGCGGATAGAATCAATGGTTGCCGTTTCGGTATTATCTACAACAAGAGATTATTCGTTGCTGGTAATGAAACATATCCAAACATTGACTGGCATTCAAGCGAAGTTAATTCGGCCCAAGTCGAACACTATGAGACCGAAGAAGATAAAGACCTTACATATTTCAGCGATTTAGACTACTGCAAATATGGTAGCGAAATCTCTGCCATTAAAGGTTATGACATCTATCGTGATGGCACACTCCTGGTCTTCAAAGAAAAATCACAACACGAAGCCACTATCTACACTAGAACAACTCAATTAGTTAATGCTTCTAGTTATGATGGCACAGTTGTTAACGAAGGCGAATTAGCAGAAGAAGCTTATCCTTGTTTCGAAGTTAATCCAAATGGCGGAGCTGGTGCTATCTCTCCAGACTTAATCATCAACTTTGTTGGCGAGACATTAGTGTTAACAAAGAATGGCTTAAAGGCTATTACTTCCAAAGAAGTTACATATAACAACGCTAAATATAGCTATGATGTTTCTTCTCATATTAACAACAAATTACTTAAAAATAACAATTTAGACTACGCAGTCTTATCTCAATATAAAGAAAAACTCTTACTTATGACCAATGAAGGCTTATACATTGGCGAATACAAGTTAAGAGATGAAAACAGTGAATACGAATGGTACTTCTGCGACAACATTGATGCTTACTACTTCTTCGAATTAGATGATGATCTCTACTTCTCTGATGAAGAAGGCAATATCAACAGATTCGTTGATGATGGCTCAATCAATGTCAAAGATAAGCCAAGAACTTATGTCGGTCTTGCTGGTACTACATTAAGTATTGATGCTAACACCGATGTAATCATTGTTTCCGAGACTTATGCAAAGGAAATTACCGAAGGTAAAGAATTCCACTTGCTTAACAAGATTTCAGCCATTACAGGCGGAATTGATGATGAGTCTCAAATCTACGCCACAATGGGCACATTCATTAACAAGAACTTAAGACAATACAATATCGATAACAATGTTATCTCATTCGACCAAACCGCTTATGCTGGCTTAATCGATCCAGATGCAAACGAAATTATTATTAAGTCATTCAATGCCCAGGGCAATATCGATTACGAAAGAATGAATAACACAAAGTTATTCTTCTACGATGGTAGAAATGTCTATATCGATTCTATTGAAGGTATTTATCCAAATGTCGCTGTCGATACAAGATACTACCTCAAGAGAGTTGAAAACATCAACCAACTAGAATGTCACTACAAACTCTATGATGAGTTCGATAGAGAAGTGAATCTCACTGGCGCGAACATTATGAGAATTTGTTTCAGAGTCAATGAGCTCGCGGTTGCCTACATCATGAATGCCGAAGCGTATCAAGTAACAGGCAAACAATTCCGCGTTGGTGTTCCGCTTAAAGCCGATGAAAATGGCGATGTCTTAGTTCCATTAGATTTGGTCTATTACAACAATAGGACAAGCGGAACTTATAGAGGTGTTATTACCGACCATATCAATGTCTTATCATATCTCATCCCAAAGGCACTCAACCTTGGCAGTGATGTAAACGAAAAGACAATTCATCAATGGGTCTTGATTAACGATTCATCCATTCCATCAATGATGAACGTTGGCTATATCGCATCTCGTAAATATGGAGACTTCCAGGTCGCAGTTAAAGAAATCGGCGGTGCAAGAAAGTTAGCATTCTCTGAAGGATTCAACTTTGATAAATTGCACTTCACAAACGATAAATTACCACATATTTACAGCAGAACAAAAGTTGTACCAAGAGTTGGTTATGTAAGATTTATCTTCTTCAACGATGAAGGTACAAGAATGGTTATCAGCAAACTAGAAATCATTTATACAAATAGTCTAATTATGAAAGGAGTCAGATAATTATGAGCTATGAAACTGAAAGAGCACGATTAAAAGAGTTATCACCGTTCTCGCTTCCAGATGATACCGCTGAAAGTAAGCTCACTACTCAACAAATCAAAGAAAAATTCTATGCTGGATTATTCTACTTACACGATTTGATCAATGAGATTAGAGAAGACTGTGAAGAAGATATCGATGGGTTCGAAGATGACTTAACTGCTTTGAATAATTCGATTACTTCTTTAGCAAGTAGAGTCAGTACATTAGAACTCAACTGGGCCAGTTACGCGGCACTAGCAGGACAAGTAGCGGCACTTCAAACACTAACCGCTTCTCATACTTCTAGTATCTCAACAATCCAAAGTGCTATTACCACGATTAACGCGAACATTGCGACATTAAGGTCAGACATCGTGAATGGCGTTATCTCAGCTTATAAAGCGATTAGAGATGGTGATGGAAACATTATCAAAACTACATACGCTACAAAGAGCGAGTTAAGTGCTACAAACAATGAAATCACCTATATCAAAAATGGTGGCACAACAGTTAGCAAGGCTTACAAAGATCAAAACGGAGATGTCATTGACACCACCTACGTGAAGAAATCTCAAATCGTAGATGCGGTCGATAGCACATCCACCACTCAACCTCTTAGTGCTAATCAAGGTAAATACTTGAAAGGCTTAATTGATACCTTGAGTGATTATATCTACAATGGCGCATCCAACACTTCCATTGATAGATTAAGTGAAATCTTCGCCTTCTTGGTTAATCACGATGATGACGAAACACTTGATGCCTTACTAGCCGCGAAAGTCTCAATTGCTGACTTAGTTGATAACTTAACAAGCGAAGTCACTAATAAAGCACTTACTGCTAAACAAGGTTATGTGTTGAAGAACTTAGTTGACTTAAAAGTAGCGATTGCGGACATCGTTGATAATCTCACAACTGATAATGCTGCTAAACCGCTCTCTGCCAAACAAGGTAAAGCGTTAAAAGCACTTATTGATGCCTTAGATAGCGCTAAAGCAGATGCTTCAGCAGTCTACACAAAAGAAGGCGCTGAAGATATGGTCGATGCTAAAATCGCTGCAATTGAAACAATGAATGTTATCGCCGATAAAGACGAGAACATAAATTACGATTGGAAGATCGAAATTGAAAATGGTAAGGCGAATCTTATCCTTACCGAAATCGAATAAGGAGGGATAAATATGTCAGATCCATTAAAAAAAGTTTTGTTAGGCGATGAGATGTTTGAAAAAGAAATGGAAAAGCTCATTCGTGTCATCAGACATGGTGGCGCTGGTTCATATAAAGGCAGATATCAATTCACCTACCCAGAGTTAAGAGAAATTGCTAAAGATGGTGATTTCTTCGATTACTTCGACATTGGTGATATCATCACCACAAGCAAAGAAACTGGCGTTTCTGTTGTCGCTTCCAACAATAGTTTATCAGTCAGTATTACAGAAGAAACATTCTTAAACTGGTTAACAGAGAATGTTCAAGGCGTAGCACAAAGAGACTACGAATTAGTCAGCGATGGCTATGAATGGCAATTAGATGGCGAACCAGTCGTGTTATCAAATCTTGGTGTCACTTGCACTGGTACTCCAAACGCTGATGACAAAATTGTTATTCACGAAGCCGCAAGTGTGATTTATTGGAGAGTTTCTCATAGACTCTCTGACGACCATCCAATCTTGGTCTCAGTATTTCCAAATATCACAGGTGCTCAATTCTGTGCAGCGCAAAAATTACAAATCTTCTCAAGCGGTTTGTCCGCAGGTACGCTCAAATTTACCTTATCTAAAGGTTCTTATGGTGGCGGTACAGGTGCGGATGGTTCCTTCGTTGTTACAATTACTCAAGCAATCCCAGCTGGCGGTTCTTGTAGATTAGATGGTTGGGGCTATTGGAAATCAACCTATAGTAAAGCACAATTCATTAACGATGCCAAATTCATCACTTACGATGCAAGTGGCGCTCAAATTGAATCCGTGTCCATCTCTGAATACAGCTCACAAAGTGTTGATACAGATTTAGGTGTCTACTCAACTAGAAAAGATCAATACAGTTCCGCTGAACTTGCTTACAAGAATGGTATGGAACAACAAGGTGCTGGTTATAACGAATATGAAGGTTCCGCCATTGACCAATGGGCCAATAGTGACAAAGCCGCTAACAACTGGTTTGAGCCAAGAACATTCGATAACAAGCCAAACTTCGCCAATGTCGCAGGTTTCTTACATGGTTTAGATGAAGAATTCATTGAATCAGTAAGATTAGCCGATGTCTATACAAAAGGCGAAACTGTTTGGGAAAACAGAGATGCCAAAACACTTAAGAGAAAATTCTATCTCTTATCCAATAAGCAAGTTGGATTCACAGACTACGCTGATGAAGGCGATTACCTCGATTACTATAAACAATTCGGTACCGCCACTAACAGCGCCAGGGCCGACAGAATTGTAAAGACCTCTGGTGGGTCTGCACAATACTGGTGGACTCGTACCGCCTATCGCGGCCTTGCCTGCG